AAGTCCTCGAAGCGCTCCTGCGTCTCGAATACCGCCTGCTCCATGGCCATGTGCTTGCGGTGATACCAGCCCAGGCGCGGCTGGATGGTCTTGATTTCGACCATTTCTCCGGGCTCCAGGCGCATCAGGCTATTCCAGAGGCGGCGCCATTGGCGCTTGCCGCGCTCCCCCAGGCCGTCAACGATGCCGAAGACGACCCGGCGGGCCGCAGCTGCATCTTGCTCGCTGATCTGCACAGCTTCCTGTCGAACAATCGTGATTTCAGGCATGTCGCACCTCCACTTTCACCATCCCACCGATCTCCCCGGCACGCTCAATGCCCAGGCTCCAATGCTTGTCATCCACCCCCAGCACGTCGGCCAAGCCGTCGAGGCCGGACTTCATGCGCGCCAGAGCGTTGTCCAGGTCGAAGGCGCGGCGCGTGGGCGGATAGAACGTGATGTGCACATGCAGCTTGTCGGCGGCCAGACGGCGAACACCTTGGGCCTGAGCCTGCAGCGCGCACGCAGCGCGGTAGGCCTTCTTGGCCTTGGCCAGGCGCGACCAGTGAACCCGCGCATTCGGGCTCAGGTCCTTGGGCGGCCATGGCAGCGTCACCCGAGCGATCACCACATCGGCTCCAGCTCCCCCGGCGGCGGCCGGAACCTCTTGGCCTTCAGCTCGGCCCGCACCGCCTCCCGCATCCCCGCCCAGGCCCCGGCCGCTTGCGCATCGTTCTCCAGCTGGGCGGCCTGCTCCCTGCTGTAGTGCCACCACCCTGGCGTCATGGCAAGCGTCACCAGCCAGTCGCGTGTTTTCTGGAATTCGGTCATTTTTCTGGTTCATCGCATGAGTCCTGCAAAGGGGCTGCTGAAGTCCACCCACATCCGGTTTTGGCGTATGCCTTTGATGACGCTCAGGTTGACCCCGTACTCCTTGGCCAGCTCTTTCCCCGTCTTGGTGGACAGGCGGATCTGGGTGGCCTTCTCCATCGTCAGCTTGGCCGACGGGCTGGCCCGCTTGGCGGCGGCCACCTTCATGCGACGCGACAGCGAAGAAAACGCGCGGCGCTTGGCCGCTGCCTGGCCTACCTTTGCCGTGGTTGAGGTTTCGACGTGCAACGGGTTGCAGCAGAGCTTGTCGTTGCATGTGGTGATGACGGGTTGACGGAATGCCGGCGCTTCGCCTTTCAACTCCGCCACCACGCGGCGGACATACAGGCAACGGCCGCCACCTTTGATGATCGGATAGCCGCCCGTGGTGGTGGCGTCGCGCCAGATCCAGCAGGTTCCGACCTCGTCGCAACGGTCGTAGATCTCTTTCAGGGTGATTTCTTTGCTCATGGCTGGGGTGTCTTGTCTCGGGAAAATTTCAGGTTGCCCAGGCTGTTGCGCTCCAGGTAGCCGTGACGCAGCAGCCAATCGATGTGGTACTGCGCGGCGTTGGGGGAGCGAAAGCCAAAGTGCCGGGCAATCACCGACATCGGCGGGGGTTGGTCGTTGTCCTTGAAAAAGGCTTGCATGAAGGTCAACACCTCCAGCTGGCGGGGCGGAATCGTCTTCATGCCTTGCCTTCCTCTGCCAGGCGCTGCTGCACGCGCTGGTTCAGCTCGCGCTTGTAGCGGGCCTGCTTGATGCGCTCCAGGCGCTCAGCAGCGCCGGTGCGGATGCTGCGGTTGGCCAGGTCATCGCGCAGGGATTTAAGGCGGGCGCGCAGCTCCGGCGTCAGGCCAGCGCCCGGCGTCTCGTCCACACCGTCTGTCAGCAGGGCAAGGGGGTTGAAGACGGGCGGCGGCAGCGCGACGGTCATTTCCTGCGCAGCGCGCTCAGGCGTGATGTAGCCCAGCTGCAGAGCCTTCTCGATTGCCGGGTTGCGCCCTTCTGCATCCCAGCCGATGGAAACGGTGACGGTGGGTATGGCCTTGGCCTCACGCGCGCCGCGCACCACACGCTCGTAGGCGGTGATGAACGCCATGCGCGCGCCGATCATGTCGCCGGCCTCGGCCACTGGGCGGGCCAGGCTCCAGGCGGCGGCCATTTCGTTGGTCCACACCACGGTGGCCCGCTCATCCAGAGCAGTCGATGCAATGGCCCATGCCTCATTTGCGGCAGGCCGGCCGACAGCCTCATCGATGCGGTCCAGAATCGCCTTGGGCGTCAATCGCCCCGCGTGCTCGTTTCTCACCCGGCTCAATGCGCGGGCCAGGACCAGCTGAGGAAAGCTGCTCAGGTCTTCAGCCATCAGTGCTGCAGCGGTGGGGCTCAAAGCTTGGCCCAGCACCTCGGCGGTGCCGATCAGCTGCTTCACAAGCCATTGCATCTCTTGCTCGGTCATGGTCATGCTCCTTTCTTTTCCCGGTTCGCGCGGATGATGGCCATGGCCTCATCAGCAGCGTCGAAGTTCGATTGCGATTGGTCGGCCCGCTTGGCACGGGTTTCGGTCATGGCAGTGCCCGCTACCCATTGCGTGCGATAGCCCTCTGCTCCGGAGAGCAGCAGGCCGATGTCATGCATGCGCTGGACAACGAACCGTTCGCTCACGCGGTCCACGTAGAACGCGGCGACCTCGGGCGATTCCGTGTGACCCAGGCGCTGCACGAACTGCTTGACCTTGCTGTTGACGGTCTGGTTACGCACCGGCTTGGCACCGTAGCGACGGAAGTAGGCATCGCTGTACGCTTGCCAAGTCGCCTTGCAAGCTACCTGCAGCTGTGTCTCCACCGCATCCACCGGGGTTGCAACCACCTTCTCGACCGGCGGCGAAGCGGCCGGTAGTGATTCACTGATGGTTAAGTGATGGTTCAACTGATGATTTGGGGGCGGCATCTGCCCCCCTGGAGGGGCGGCATTTGCCGGAGCTGGGGCGGCATCTGCCCCAGGGGATGCGGCATTTGCCGAGGATGCGGCATCTGCCGGGGGGGCGGCATTTGCCCCAGGGGCGGCATCTGCCGGTACAGCTTTTTTGCGACTGTTTGCGCGCTTGCTTCCCTCCGGAGCCTTGGCCGGGTCGTAACGTTTGGGGTTGATGGTGTAACTGGTGCTGGTGTTGGGCCGGTATTCGCGGAACACGGCTCCCGATGCCTGCAGCCAGGCCAGCGCATCACGCACTGCGCGCTCAGACAGGCAGGTGCGCTTGGCAATGGTTCCTACTGCTGGCCAGCACACGCCGTCGTCGCTAGCCTGGTCGGCAAGCGAAATCAGCACCGCTTTCTGAGCCGGTGACATGCCCTGCAGCGGCCAGCAGGCCGCCATGATGATCGTGCTCATTGGTTGGCCTGCTCCAAGGGCGCAGCCACCCACACGATTGCATTGCGGCCGCCCAGTGTCTTGCGGCGCTGGCCGCTGTCCACCACCAGCTTCTCTTCCACCAGCTTTACGCGGCGCGGGCGTTGGGTGTTGGGGTCGAGCAGCAGCTGCCGTGAGCACTCTTCGTCGGTCATGCCGTGCACGCCGGCCTTCTGGATGGCGTCCAGCACCTTGGCCTTGAAGGTATGCGCGACATCAGCGATGGCCTCGGCCGCTGAGCGGGAGGTGTCGCTGTGTTTTTGGTACGGGGTTTCGATCATTCGGAATTGCCTCCGAATGCTTCCGAGAGCGCCGGATTGTTCCGCGACACGCGATACAGGAGACTGGCAGCATGCAAACGCTTCTTAGCCCAGTCACCCAGGATCTCCTCCACCATGCGGATTCGGTCCTTACCAACGGCCATGCTCTCTGCGTCAATAACGCTGATGATGTCGGCCGTAATTTCGCCACGGAGTTCAACCTTGTCGCCCCGCGTCTTCGATCCTTGCGTGCGGCTGAAGGGCGGGATGTCGTCGTGATCTGTCATTGCGTGATCCTTGTTGATAGCGCAGGCGTAGCTCGGCCCGCGTACCGGTTTGAATTCAGTGAAAGTGCCGCTTCAGTAAGCGGAGCCGCCCGCAGAGCTATGTCTCGACGGATGCGGACGGTAGAAAAGGGATAAGAGGCACGCGGTCGAACGCACGCCTCTGCCTCAGGCATGGCAAGCCTCGTTATTCGCTTGTTCTGGCTTAGCGGCACGGACTCGCTTGGACAGGAAAAGCTTTGGGTACTGGAGCTTCACTGCGGCAGGAATGCCGCGAGTGCGCCAGTTATGGATGCGCTGGACTGCACGGCCCTCGCTCCACCCGAGTTTCAAAGCCAGCTTTGCTGGGCCGCCATGGAAGGTGATGAGTTCAGCATCGGTCATGGCGGCGATTCTACACATAAAGTTTAGAAAACTCAAACTTTAAGTGTAGCAACGCTTTGTTTAGTTAGGCGACAATTCACACAATGGAAGATCAGAAAAAGCAATCCTTGCCGCGCCTGTTGGAAGCAGCAAACCAAAAAGGTGTGGCCGGCGCTGCGGCGTTGGCTCGGGCGCTTGGTGCCTCCGATCAGACCGTGAACAACTGGAAGGAGCGAGGGGTGCCATCCTCTCAAGCCCTGAAGGCTGAAAAGATGTGGGGTGTGTCAGCCCAGTGGATCACCTACGGCACGGGTGAGCAGTGGGTAAAACCAACCTTTGACAGCAATGTGCGGATGGTGCCCGAGGGTGTAAGAAGCTATCCGGTGATTTCGTTCATTCAAGCAGGTCTGCTTAAAGAGATTTCAGACCCCTATTCCCCTGGAGACGGGTTTGACATTGAGTATGGGGACGACGACGCCTCTGCATGGGCAGTCTTCTTAGAGATCGAGGGCGATTCGATGCTGCCGGACTTCAGGCCCGGTGATCGAGTGCGGATCGATCCCGAAGTGAGCCCGCGTCCGGGTGACTTTGTTGCAGCACGCAATACAAAGCAAGAGGCAACTTTCAAAAAATATCGGGTAAGAGGTATCGATGAGAGAGGCCAGGAAATTTTTGAACTCGTCCCTCTGAATCCGGACTATCCGATCCTGCGTAGCGATGAACATCACTTGTTGGTCATAGGGACAATGACTGAACATCGGCGCCGATATCGCCGTCACAACGACCGATGAAGCCAAGCCCGCAATTGCGGGTTTTTTGTTGCGCAAAAACACTGTTCATCCATACAGGGTTTTCATATACTGTGTTTTTATACAGTACAAATGGAGCCATTGATGGATACACACCTCACCATAGATGTTCGTCTGCAAGACTGCCCCGCCGATCTCTCGCCTGATCTGAAGAGCAAAGCAGAACAGCGCTTTTTGCGAGAGCTGCTCAAGAGCTTTTCCGACGAGAAAGCTTTGCAACAGGCATACAAGCTTTTCAGCGATGCATCCGAGGGTGGAGTGCTCACCAAGACAGAAGAAAAGGTGGCCACCACCTGGACCAAAGCGTTTGACAAGGCAAGACAAGCAGGCTTCAGAGACATCGCTGTGGATGAAGCCTACTTTGATGTGAGAGTCACAAATTAGGGTCTACACAAAATATTTGCCACATCTACACTTTTTGTTTGACACACCACTACACATTTTGTATAGTCCATCCCATCGAGGCAATCAATGCATCGAAGGGAGCCAGGATCACCAGCCCCCGAAGACCCCGGGGGGATCGCCCGGGTTTCCAAGAGACGGGCAAGAACCCGCAGGGGGGCGAAAGGATCACGCAGCTAAGGCTAGTAGGCTGGTGAGAAACCAGATAGGACCGTGGATACGGGGAAACAAACGAACGAGATGGCAGCTGCGGCACCGGTCCCTGGGTGTGTACGGGGTGAGGCAAACAGGGTTGCCAAGAAAAGCAAAGCCCAGCGTGAAAACGCATCGCGCCCTTGGCAACAGGGGCATGACAAAAAGCACTTCACCCGAGGTGCTTTTTGCATTTATGCACATGAAAAGTAGCATTTATGAGTTTTTGCTGCTTATGAGCATCATTTTTCGCCGGACCGTGGAGCACCCCCTCCCGTCTCGATTTCCACGGTAGCCCACGGGCACCGGCTTTCTTCCACGGTGCGCTGTTTCGGAACATTCAGCGCCTTTGCCCGCCCAGTGCGGGCCTTTTTATTTGGGGCTTCCTATGACCTATGCATTCACCCGCGCACAGGCCGGTTATGACGGCATGCTGCCCGACGATCCTCCGGCAGATCCAGAGCGTGCGCGGCTGGAAGAGCAAAACGCCCAACTGCTGGCAATCATCAAGGCCTACCAGGACATTGGCACCGAAGCAGCGGACAAGCTGGACCGCGTGACGCCGGCCGGCGGCCACCGCGTGCGCCGCGTGCTGAGTGAGCTGCAGGAGGATCTTGCGTGCGTCATCCACTGAACCGCTCCACCCCCCGAACGATGGAAGAAGCATGGGGCCGGGGCGCCGCCTACTTTGACCCGTTTGAACGCTACACCAGGCCGCTGCACAAGCGGCCTTTCTTTTGGCTGGGCCTGGCCGCCGCGCTGGTCCTGATCGCATTTATCTGGAGCCGCTATGCGTAAAAACGCAATCCACACAGCTTGGATGCTGGCCGCCCTGCTGGCGGTGATCTTCTTTTCCGACCCGGGCACTGACCTGGCCGTCGAACAAGCCACGGCCGCCGATGTGCAGGACGCCGTGCACGCCGCCCAGCAGGTGGCACTGAGCACCAAGAAAGGAACCGACCAATGAAGCTCCCCCTCTGGGTCCTGCTCTATATCGCGGTCAACGTGACGGCCATCGCGGCCGTGCACCTCATCGCCAAAACCAATATCGCATTCCTGTAACGCCATGAACGAAGTCACCACCCGCCCCCCAGCCCCTGCACTGCCCGTGCAGGTCGACAACTCCGAAGCCGCCAAGCTGACCCGGGCCATCATCGCCGCGGCGAAGAATCCAGAAATCCAGATGGACAAGATGGAGCGCCTGCTGGACCTGCATGAGCGCATCACGGCCAAGGAGGCCGAGCAGCAATTCAACACGGCCATGGTGGGCGCGCAGTCGCAGATGGGCCGGATCGCTGCAGACGCTGTGAACCCGCAGACGCGCAGCCAATACGCCAGCTATGCGCAGCTGGACCGCTACCTGCGCCCCCTTTACACGGGCTCGGGCTTTTCGCTCAGCTTTGACGAAGGCGAAGGCGCAGCGGAAGGCTTTGTGCGCGTTGTCTGCTACGTGGCCCACATCGGCGGCCACACCCGCACCTACCACTGCGACATCCCTGCCGATGGCAAAGGCGCCAAGGGCGGCGATGTGATGACCCGCACGCACGCCGTCGGATCGGGCAAGAGCTACGGCAAGCGCTACCTGCTCAAGGACATCTTCAACGTGGCGGTGGGCGAAGACGACGACGACGGCAATGCCGCAAGCCCGCCCGGCACCGCCCCGCCCAAACCCGTGTCGGAATTTACGCAGGGCTGGATCGACTACGCGCTGAGCGTCAAGGGAACGCCAGAGTTCCAGGCCGCCTGCAAGCAAGCACGCGCCGAAATCAGCAAGTCCCGCGACATCCAGGGCCTCAAGGACTTCAACGCAGCAATGGGGGTTTCCAATGCATAACACTCTCTTCCGATGCCACAGCCTGGGCCGCATCATGACCGAACCCAAGACCAAGGCCGAGGGCATCCTGTCGGTGGGCGCAAAGACCTACATCCGCAGCCTGGCCCAGCAGGAAATCTTCGGCATCGACTTCGAGTTTTCCAGCAAGGAAACCCAGAAGGGCCTGGAGGTCGAGCAGGAATGCATCGAGCTGCTCAACCGCGTGCGCGGCCTGTCCCTGGTGAAGAACACCGAGCGCCGCACCAACAAATGGCTGAGCGGCGAGTGTGATCTGTTCGACGCAGCCAACCGGCGCGGGCACGACATCAAAGCATCCTGGTCGGCCAAGACCTTCCCCGGCTGGCTCAAGGACTGCATGGACCCCATCTACGAGTGGCAGATGCGCGCGTACATGATGCTTTGGGACGCTGACGAATGGCAGGTCGACTACTGCCTGGTCAACACCCCGGAGAAACTGATCGGCTACGAGCCAGCGACGATGCACATCGTGGACCACATCGCCGAGCACCACCGCGTCACCAGCTGGACCATCAAGCGCGACCTTGCCAAGGAAGCACTGATCCAGCAGCGCCTGGAAGCCGCGCAGGAATATTTCCGCCAGGCGCTGACCGAGTTCGACCAGACCCACTCCCACCACACGGACATGGCCGCTGCCTACCCGCACGCCCAGGCCGCCGTCGCCCAGGCCATGGGCAACGCCGTGATCGCAGACCCATTTGCAGCTTGAGGACGCCATGAGCAACGAATTGACCACCACCACCGCCCTGGGCACCCCCAGCATCAACGACGCCGCCCTGGCGCTGTTCACGCCCTTGGAGGCCGATATGACGGCGCTGGCCGCCAAGTACCATAACGTGGCCTACGACATGACCACCACCAAGGGTGCCAAGGCTGCGCGCGATGCGCGTCTGGAGCTGCGCGAGTCTGGCCGCTTCGCCATCCAGCGCCTGCGCGACCAGACCAAGGGGCAGCTGAACGACTGCAAGACGGTGATCGAGACTGAGGCTACCCGCCTGATCGCCATCGTGGAGCCCGCAGAGGTTGCGATTGACAAGCAGATCAAGGCCCATGAGCAGAAGCTGGCCGACGAGAAAGCCGCCAAGGAAAAGGCCGAGGCCGAGCGCGTGCAGAAGCACACCGATGCCATCGCCACGATTGCAAGCTATTCGGACAAGGCGCGCGGACTGGCGGTGGAGCGCATCGAGGCGGGCATTGCCTACGTGCGCGGCATCGACGTGAGCGCGGCGGTGTTCGAGGAGTTCGCCGAGCGCGCCGCCGGCGAGAAGGCCGCGACCATCGCCCGGCTGGAGCAGATGGCGGCCGACCGCCGCACAGCTGACGCGGCCGAGGCCCAGCGTGTGGAAAACGAGCGCGTGGCGGCTGAGCTGGCCGCGCAGCAGCGCAAACTGGACGAGCAGGCCGCCGAGCTGGCCCGCCAGCGTGAGGCCATGGCGCCCGCGCCGCAAGCGGCACCTGCAGCAGCACCAGTGGCGGCACATGCGCCGACGCCCGCCG